CACCGTATTGCGGTTATGCCTTACGCGCTTATGAAAGGCTGACCAGTGAGCGCGCGCATGAGTGATGCGGGCGGTCCATTTTTGTTGAAGAGCTTTGGGGTTTTGGGGCACATACTATTTATAGCTTGTGCATCCTTTAGCTAAGAATTTATTTGGGATAAATATATAGAAACGACAGTCATATTTAAACTCCATAAATCCAGGCGCCTTTAATTTAACTGGCCACCATACTTAGATATTTGTGCAACAAAAAACCTATCAGTCTCCACCCCGATAAGATGCTTAAACTTCTGCCTTAGCAACGGAAAAAATGCTTGCGCACACCAAACAGCATCATAGACCTGACCATTTTCTTCGCATGCCTCAATTAATATCGCCGCCTCGTTATCAGATAGCTCATCCAAGATGGGCTTGATTAGCTGGCAATAGCTTTCGGCAGATCGGTAATTCGGTGCTGATTTAATCGTGTCTATTAGCACTCGGTTTGCGAGTTTTTGGTCAAATTTTCTAAATGCTGGCAATAAGTCTTCTATCTTAGGGCGCTCAGGATCTATTCTTGAAGATTGTATTTTGCTCAAGAAGCCTGGTGGAATTGAGCCATCTAAAGATAGGGGGATGATGCAAACTCCATCCCTGCTTGCCGCTATTCCTGTTTCCTGAAGACAATAGTCAGAATCTAGAAAATTACAGCTTAATAAGCAAATAAAAATAGATGAATGGTTAATTTCCTCTAGTATTTTATCGGCCCACTCTTGTGAAACATCTATATCTTCATGAGCTAAGAAACTTTCAAGGCCTACATAATTGAGTATGTTTTTTATCTTGCCCGCAAACTCTTTGTCTTTAACTGAATAGCTTATAAAAACTTTTTTATTGGGATTATTAGCTGGGGCGGCAATCCCGCCAAACTCTAAAAAATTTAATAGCTCGGAAAATGCATTCCAAATTGATTCGCGTCTTTCTGCATAGGACTTAAAGGCCGAGAGGAAGTATTTCTCTACCTGATCAATTGATCTATATTTGATCACAAACTCTGGGATTAACTTTCTAAGAGCTGGATTCTGAACAAGAAGTTCTCTCTTCTGCTGATAATCCTCATCAGCCATTTTTTCAGATGATGTCACGTGAGTCACCACTGAATTCTGTAAGTTGGTGGCTATTTGAAATAATTTCTGCATTTTAGATATCTATCGTTATGAAGGACATTACATGAAAAGGGCACCCCAATCAATCGCAATTGAAGAGTATTGATGAAATTGGCTAAATCTGTGAAGATTACTAGGCCATTAAAGAATCGATCTTGCAAGATTCGCTATTAACTTATCCAATATTAAAAGAGATTATCAACTCTGAAATAAAGAAGATCTTGCTTTTTTAAACGCTGATCTCGGCAGCCCTCCGTACCCGCATAATCCCATATCTAGTTGCATCCCAAGCATGATCTTCTGCATCTGTATCCACATCCTCAGGGTTTAATGAGTCTGGTGGAAGTTGGGGGATAGTTCTTAACCAATGCTTACAGGTGGAGAAGATCTTGAGTCTATCTTCAGCTAGTAGTCGGATGATTTCTTGGGCTCCATTTACCCTGCTTCTGGGGGCGTTGTAGGCTTCGGTCCATTTCACTCCTTTATCCCTGAAGATTTGCCCGATAGATCGCTCTGCTCCGATCTTAGAAAATATAGATGGGTCGGCTAGGTTCATACGGTATTCATATCCTAGGCGTTGGTCGTGTATCTCGATCTTCTTAATCTTCTCTGCGACTACAGTTGCGTCCTCTCTGGTGCCAGTATTTTCTTTATCACCATACCCATAGAGTTCTCGCCAGAGGTAATAGACTCCATCATTAGACAAGGCAAACCAATAGACGGCATATGGTCTGGCATATCCCCAATCCATTGAGCGCCACACTTTCCATGTTGGTGGAATTGCGAAGGGTTCTACAACGTGTTTGGAGGGTTGCCATACGCCTTCCAAGAAACTTCCCACGTGGATATCCCAATCACCTTCTAACCAGGCTCTGCGCCTATTTGGATCGCTTAGTGACTCTAGGCTCATCAGGTAGTTGGGGTCGTTTTTTAGGAGATGGGTGTTCTCATAAATCGTCGAATGAATTCTCACTCTTGGTAGCGTACCTTCTTGTCGAATGATCTGTCCTGCTGGAATGGCCCCAATCTGAAATCTTTCCTTTACTGACGCATGCCCTACTCCAAATGGATTGCATGTTGCCCTTACCATTCTTGGCATCCCAGGATGGGATGACCTGCAGGTGGAATGCATTGCCTCGTAGAACGAGAGGTTGCGCCAGTTAGTTAACTCTTCAAATCCTAGCCATGGGTATTCGTGGCCATGGTAATTCCAGTAGTCGTCTTCGTTAGCTCCATAACGAAAGTACAGCATTTCCCCTGTGGGCCACTTCCAGACGTAATCTGATTCATTGAACTTGGCTCCAGGGAAGATTTGATAGAACCAGCGCTTGCTCTTAGCTACTACGTCAGCTAGCTGCGGATAAGTTAGACGAAAGAGTGTTCCGCGCCAGTGATCCCCAAAGCCTCTTCCTACGTGTTGGGCATAACTCATAAGCAAGGTATCGGTCTTACCCCCACCTCGGGTGCCCTCTAGCAATACTTCATACACTGGGCAAGTCAGAAACAAAGTCTGACTACCGGGCAATGGTGCCCAGATGGTTTTCATGGACTAGTGTTTTGCTTGGGCAGCTTGCTCCCAATCATCCATACTCATCGCCCCTGGCACTACCAAGACACCACTTTGTAGTGGCGCCCCATCCTTGCCGGTATGCTCGATTGCAGATAGGCGCGGGTGAACATAGGGGGCAGCGTGTCTGGCGATGGTAGCAGCCATGTTCAGGAGTTTGATTCGACTCTCGGTGATCATGATGTCATGATCATGACCTACACCTTCATGAGCATGATCATCATGCTTAGTGCAGTTTTCAGCCTCCTTGTAGAGCTCCATCATGGTTCTCATCATGACTTCTAAAGGTGTGATGCCCTGCGCGGCGGCTACTTCTGCAATTTCACGAGTCCTCTTTGTGAGGCTGCCCTCTTTACGCCCTGCTCCTGGCCTAGCTCCTCCTTTATTCGCCGACTTTGCTTTTGGCTTTGATTTCTTTTGATTGTTTTCAATCATGATGATGCTTCTGATCTTCTGATCATCTTCAAAAGATGAGGTTGCAATGCTACTGAATCACCAAAAGGTTCATCAAACTCAATGATGATTCTTTGGAATAGGTCATGACGACTTTGGGCCCCACGATGTTTTACAACTGTACCTATTCGGCCACTTGGGGTTTTAACGATTGATCCGATTGGGAAATCTTCCATATCGGGTCGATCAATGATTCCAGCTATACCTGGGTTAGCTTGCATGGGAAGCCTCCGTTGTAGCTGGGATCTCTTTTCTCTTACGCAGCTCAGCAAAGATTCTGGTTTTGAAAGAGTCATAACTCTCCGAGCCTTGAGCACGCATTCCGAGTTCTCGTCCTTTAAGGTCAATTCCCTCATTCGATTTCCACCAGGTCTCTTCAGAAGAATCTAGGGCTTGTGCTTTCCTCCGCATCCCTTTCAGAATGGACAAAACAAATCCAGTATTGATCGGGGTAGAGCTTGATGCCCTCCTTCGCATTTCCTTTGCCTGGGCAATAGCCTCCTCAACCTCTTCAACGGTTAGGGCTTGTTGAATCAACAAGGCAATACGCCCATCATCTAATCCAATATTCAAACCCTCCTTTTCAAAAAGAGTTTGAATTTGTTTTTTCCTTTCACCATCGCCTTGTAAAACTTTTTCGATTTCACCCCCATTGTTTTGTTTGTCTGGTGTATGGAGATTGGTGACTGGTGTTTGGTGTCTGGTGTCTGGTGAGTATTGCGTTCGCAATGCGGTCGCAATGCGAACGCATGAATTGTGAGGGTCCTTTTCTTGGCGTAAATCATCTGACTGAAATGCTTGCCAACGACCCTCAGCACTACGTCTAGCCTTGATTTGCTTATCTTTAAAGCGGGCTATTTCATGATCACAGCGCTCTTGTCTCCAACCATCATCAGTAAGAGTAAAAAATTCATTTAGAACCGAGATAACTGAATTTTTTTCTTCTTTTGATCTTGCATTGATCAATCGTTGCACTAGCTTTACATCAATCGGCAATGGTTTTTCTGTGGCGTAATACTTTCTAATTAAACGGCTATAAGTAGCGTCTTCGATAAAGGTCAAATGTGCAGTGGCTTCTGCGTAATCTCCAATGTGATGCTCGTAGTAGTTCATTTAATACTGTCTCCGCGTTGTTCTTTTCTTGCATGAAATAATTTATGCAAGAGATGAATCTAACAATCGGAAAGCGTATCGTCAAACGCGTTTTTTCTGAATTTATTTTTAATTTATTTATTTAACAAATGTCTGTAATCCAATTTTGAAAAATTCGTGGGGATTAATTTCAAGGTGTGAAGTGTTGATTGATCTATGCGTGTCCACTGATCTCTATGCCTTATCAGAAATTACTGACAGGGCTGTAGTTCTTTATTTAATTGGCTTTTGTTACTTCTATGAATAAATATTTTTTTGTAGTCAAAAATTAATTTGTGTTTATAAAGTGGGTATTGACTTTTGATTGACCACCTAAATTTCATTGACTACATTGCAACTCAGTAGCACGCAGATTCACTTACAACAACACACAACAGGAGATGAACTTAATGGTGGCAATTCGGTTATATAGCTTGTATCGCTCTTATGGATACACAAAAATGAGTTCTGCGAAGATGGCTTTGCAGGTGTATCGAAAAAATATGAAGCG